CAACATTTTTCCTTGAAATTTAATAGCATTGGACTTTTCTTTTTCAGCAATAATAGTTTCATATTCTCCAATCATTTCATTTAAATTTGAATCCATATTATAGCGTTTGCTAAGCGATACCCCTTTTCTCTCTAAGTCTTCTAACTTGCGTAAATATTTGAACTTTTCTTTTAACTCTTCTTCTTTAGTTAATTCAGGTTTTTCTTGTACTTTGTCTAAATTAATAGGAACATTATTAAATTTACCAAATCCATCCCAAGTTTTATTTTCATTCATGTTTGCTGTCGATTTTCCTAAATTTACTCCCTCATTATCATTGTTTTTTGTAACAGGTTTAACATTTGCACCATTGTTTTTAGAATCACCAAATAAACCTCCAAAAATGGACTTTTTATTGGCGCTTGTTGATTGATTGTAGTTAATTTCTTTTTTATTATCCGAGTCTATAGTAGTATTTAACTTTAGTTTTTCATCAAATTGTTTAGAAGTGTTAGTATCTGTTAAATCATTTAATTCATTTTCTAAACTAGTAATGTCTTCAATATCTATTGATGTTGATGTTTTTTTATCAGTTATATTTTTTCCATTCATTAATAATTCAATACCGCCTCCAAAATTAGCAGATGGTTTTTTTGATATAATTTCTTCTACATCTGAATCATTAATTTTAAATTCTGGAATTTGAAAATTATCAATATTTAAAGTTTCAGGTTCTATTTCTATAATATCCATTAAAACTATTATGATAAAAATAGAAGTTTAATTTTTAAATACTCCGCATTATATATTATATATTAATTATTAATTATTAATTATTAATTATTTTAATACATTAAAATTTTCTAAATAATAAATTCCTTGTAAAAAACAATCTGCTAAATCGTCTTTTTTTGAATGTTTAATAAAGAATGCATGTTCTATAGACATATTTTTATGTTCTAATAATTGTTTTGTGTAATAAATGCTGAGTTTTTTTCGCTCATTATATGATAATTTTTTATCTTTGTTTTCTTTAGCTTCTTTAATTTCATCAACTTCGCATAAATCTTTATAATTACTTATATATTTACTTTCTTTACTTATAAATGGTTTTAATTTATTTGTTGCTGAAATAAATTTAATATTATAATTATTACAATCTATAAAATATTGAGATATCATGCCTTGAATAGTTTTCATTCTATTAGCAATAGGACTTATTTGATTTTCCAAAATAATTTGGTCAATGCTAGATAACTCATAATTTTTGAATAATTCATTTAATTCGTTTTTAATACTAATTCCTATATCTATTAAATTTACATTATTGGCATTAACGCTTTCAATTGCTTCAAAACAAGTAGAGTTCAAATATTCTTCTAGTAATTTGATTAATGAAGCTTTATTTATTGGTTTTTCTATTTTTATTTGATATTGTTCAATAAGAGTTGAGAGATTAGCAACAGATTGTTTGTGTAATGTTTTAATATTACATGTTGGCAAACTATATTCCGATTTTTTTGTATGATTTTTACAATAAAAAACATTGTCTTTATGAAATTTGGCTTCTTTTGAACAACATTTTTCATTACAAGAAATTAATTTGTTGCATAAATTTATTACATCCCATTTTATAATTTTAAAATCTTTAAATTCATTAGCATTGTTTTTTTTATCTATAACATCACATTCTAAAATCACATATGCTAAATTTTTAATTCCTATATCTATACTTAATATTTTCATAAATATTATATTTATTATTACAAATATTATATAATTAATTATATAATATTTATGTATTTATTTCTATATATTATAATAAAAGTTTATTTATTTATTTGCAGCTAAGCACACTGAATAGTTTAATCTATAAAGATAATACCCAAATATAAAGGTAAAAAAATATGATATTGCAAAAGCTAGTATTTTGTAATCCTTTTTATATATGCCTATTAGTGCTACAATTAATGCTAAAAATGCTAATGCCAAAGCCGCCCATCCTAAAACATAAAAATACATACAATGACCTTTATTTAAAGGTGTCATCCAACCATCAAAAAAATTCATATTATATAATATTATAAAATATTATAAAATATTATAAAATATTATAAAATATTATAAAATATTATAAAATATTATAAAATATTTTAGTTTGCATTAATTACATACTTTGATACATGTTTTTGCGCATCCAATTGTTGTTTAGACAAATATATATTTTTTAAATCACTTGTTTCATATCCATATGGTTGATCACGGGATAAAATCGAGTTAAAAATATAGGGTGTTTTATTAGACACTAAAGGTTCCGAAGTATTATTTGAAGTTGCTCCGCACTCAATACAAGAAATATATTGATTATTTTTTATAATAGTATCAGCATTTACTTGTAAATATTTTCTATAATCGCTATTATTTTTAATATTTTTATTATTTTGAAAAACACTATCATTAAGAGCAGACGAATAATAATTGCTAAATAATCTAGAATCATTCATTAACGGAGGAGAATTAAAGTGAATATTATTGGAACCACTATAGCAAGTTCCCCAACTCATAAAATTAATATTATATTATGTAATAATATTAATTTTTTATAGATTATAAATTAAAACTTATATATGAAAATTGTGCTTGTTTTCATTCTTTTTGTAATAGTTTTACTAAGTCAGACTTTTTCATTTTTTGTGCACTTTCATTATCTGTTAAATTTTTAGTCACAACTAATGTTTTTAAATCATCTACTTTCATTTTTGAATAATTTTTTCTTTCACCTGTTTTAGTATTCGAATCTTGAATGTTTTCTAAATTAATAATTTTTGGTTCGTTATTTGTATTATCTAATGTAAATGAATCTAAGTTTATAGGTAAATTTTTTAAAAATGTTTCATCATCTATACTTGAAATAGTCTGGTCGCTTAGTTCAATCTTTTCTAAATCTTCTAAATCTTCTAAATCTTCTAAATCTTCTAAATCTTCTAAATCTTCTAACTTATTATTAGAAATTTTTAAACTTTCTGTATTGTTTTTATCCTCGTCCTCGTCCTCATCATCATCATCATCATCATCATCCTCGTCTTCATCCTCATCATCATCTTCATCATCCTCATCATCCTCATCATCCTCATCATCCTCATCCTCGTCTTCATCGTCGCCTTCATCTTCATCGTCTGATACAGATATTTTATCTCCTAAATTAATTTTTTTAACTTTATCAAATTCTACATATTCCGCTCTACTATTTTCAACATTTGTAGCGTTAGTATCAGTGCTACTATTAGTCATTGATTTATTTAATAAACTAAAATGTTGCATTTGAATATTGTAATTCATAATGAAATTTTGTAAAATTTTACCATGCTCAATTACACTTTTTTCTAATAAATTTAGTCTTCTATAGCAATATAACATAATTCCTCCACTTATTAATAAAATTAATCCAAAAGTTAATAAAAATCCCGAATCTATAAATTTAAATAAAAATGACATTTATATTATTGTATAATTATATTATTTTAAGTATTGTTTAACGAATAATAATATTTAATTTTTCATATTTGTAATAATATTTTCCGGATAATTTAAATCTTTAAGTACTTTCATTGCTCCTTTTACTTTAGAAATACCCTTCTTAATTTTATAAGTATATTCAAAATCTTTGGCATTATTATTTACTTTCATGTAAAAATTAGTATTTTGTTTATTTAATTTTTTACATAATTTAATATAATGTGTTGTTAAAACATAATCTATGTTATTAAATTTATTTAAATAATTTAAATAACCATAAGCACTATCAATTGCTTCGTCTGGATTAGTTCCACTGTATAATTCATCAAATACACAAAAGTGATTTTTTGCACCATTGTTTTCAATTGCTTCTAATATATTTTTACATTGTCTAGCCTCGGCTTGATATAAACTATCGCGCCCTCCAGTATCTGGAATATTTATATAACAATGAATATAATCATATATTTTAACTGAAGCAGTGCTATAAAATCCACATCCAATTTGTTGAGATAAAATAATGTTAAACAATGTTGATTTTAATAACGTAGTTTTACCAGAAGCATTTGGCCCAGTAATAATTATATTTTTATCTAGTGAATATGAATTTTTCACAATTTTTGTTGTTTCTTTGCTACCAATTTCTTTAATATTTGTTTCTATAATATTTAGGTTAGCAAAATAAGCATCTTCAAAAGAGGTTGGTTTTGAATTATTATAATTACAATAATTCATAACTTTAGTATTTATAAAGTTTTGCAATGTTTCTAAATTTTTCAAATAACCATTAAACCCAAATGAAAAATATAAACTGTCTATAATAGTTTCATTTTTATTTAAACAATAAAAACATTTCATTAAATGTCCTAATTCTATAAACTTATTAATATTTAAACTATATGGTGTAAGTATATTTAATTCGTCTAAATAAGATGTAAAAATGCTAATATTTTTATTAATAGCATCATTAAAAGATTTATAATTGACTAAATCTTTAGAATATTTCAGGAAATTTTTATATTTATTTAATGAAGATATAATATATTGTTTTAAATCAGCTAAAGTTTCATGAATATACTTAATATTTGTAAAATATTTAATACAACTGGTGAAATTTAAATACATTTGAAAAATATAAAATCCAAAACTAAAAAGCAAGTAAATTTTGTTTGTAAAATTAGTATTACTAAATGAACTAAATAATTGCCCAATAATGTGATTGGAAAATACAGTTTTTAAATGTTCAAAATATAGTGCAAATGTTATTTTATGCCCCTGTAGTTTTATTATAAAAAACGGGAGCAAAAGAAATAATATTGGAATAAGCAAAGAAAAAACAGGCGAAGAGAGATTATATACACTTAAAAATTGTAAACATAGACTATTATTATTAAAATTACTCAATAATGGTATATCAATATATTGGTAATTATTTATAAATCCATTATCATATATAACATTTTCGCACGTATTATATATTACATCGTCTTGAATAGATGTTTTAGTTTCGTTAAATTCTACTTTTTTAAAAGTATTATAATTCTTTAATAGTGTTTGAGTTTCTAATAAAAAATCTACATTATTTGTATAATATTTAGACCACTTATTAATAATAATTTTTTCAAATATATTCTTAGGATTAAAAACATGATAATATAAATTATATTCTTCATTAGTAGTTATATTTGATACATCGGTCAAAGGTGATTTAGTTTTTACTAATTCTAGGTCATTAACAATATTGTTATTTAAAAGTTGAACACTTGAACAGTCTAAATATTCAATAGGCAACTTAAAGGTATCTATATATTTCTCTCTACTATTAAAATTTGACTCTTCGTAAAAATTCATTAGTGTGCTAATAAAATTCATCTTATTAATAATAATAACAATTACTTTATAAATATTAATATAACGAAAATAATTAAAAAAATATTATTATAATTTATTAATTATAATATTATATGTTAATTTATGATACACAGTTTATTAATAATTATTATAAAACTTTGGAACATGAAAAATTAGAACTTTCAGTTCAAAGTTTATTAAATACTATATTAATAACTGTTAATACTGATTTATCATTAAATAATTTTGAGCAAGAATTTGATAATAAATTAAAGAAAAAATCAAAGTATAAAAAATACGATAGTTATAATGGGTCAAAAGACTTCAATTTATTAAATAAATACAATAAATTAGTACAACCAACAAGTTCCGCTGTTAGGAAACCTCCTGTTGATAAAACTAAAATAAATATTGCTAAAAGTAATATAAAGGCATTATTGAATAAATTATCACCATCAAATTATAATAAATTGGAAAAAGAATTTATAGTTATTTATAATGAGTTACTAGAGTCAAGCATTGAGGAAAGCATAGACGAATTATATTCTATGGATAATTATATAATTGATTATATATGTTATAACAATTTATCTTATAGTTCAATATATGTTAATATATTCTTTTCATTACTTGCTATTTATAACACTAAAAATTATAAATTAGAAAACATATTTTTATATAATTTGTTAAAGGAAAAATATGAGGATTTTTCCAATTTTGAAAAATATATTAAATGCACAAATAATAAAGATGAAGATGAAGATGAGTTTTCAGTAAATAAAAATAATGATAAATACAAATGCTTTGTAATTTTTATAATAAATATTTATAAGAAACAATTAGTTTTTGAATTAGAAAATGTAGAAACATATGACTATGTGTCAAATATATTTATTAATACACATATTATTGAAGAATTTATTTTGCTGTTAACAAATTTTTTCATAACTAATTTACAAATTAAAGACAATAGTACCTATTGTGAAAATATATTAGAGTTTTTGATGACAATATATAGTGAGTTATTTAAAGAAATAAGAATTATCAAAAAAATAGATTCTACTTTAAAACTTTATGAAACTATTAATTTATTATTAGTTAATAAAAATAACTATATTTGTTTTACAAACAAAATTAAATTTAAATTAATGGATATTCAAGATAAATATAAAAAATACATATTAGTTTAACTTTACAACATAAGATTTGATTTTTTACAAATACAATAAATACAACAAATGCAATAAATA